CCGACGCAGCAATCGTGCCTAAGAAACGACACTCCAGTTATGCCGCCCGGAGGCGCGTGGTTCCCCTCAACGTTGAAGTCCCTGCTCCCGTGGACTTCGGTGACCATATCCATAATGGTGAACCGCGCCTCCGGCTCATTCCCGAGAGACCTTTCGTTCCATCGGTGCCCTTTAGGTTGTCTGAAGCCAAGTTTACTGACAAGCCAACCTACGCACCTGTTGATCAATTAGGCCCGGTGCTCTCTCAACAAGTACCGGTGGTTACAGGCAACGATATTACTTCACTCCTAGCAGCTTTTGGAAAACGTTGTAATTTTCGTAGTAACGATCGTGTTGCACCAGTTATTGTCAAGTCGGCTTTTAAGTTAGCCGACCAAGTCTTTGCCCGCAGTTCGCCCTTCGATTGGACTCAAGATATCTTCGATCGTTGGGTGGCGAAATTCGATGCTGAAAAGCAGTCCCGTATGTTTTCCGCCTTAAAGTCACTGCACGATGTGGATTTCCGCCACCTTAACACCAAGTCTCTTATGGTTAAGGGGGAAGTGCTCCTTAAACGGAATGATCCACAGTGGGCACCGCGCATTATTTATGTAGGTTCTGATGAATACAACGTCCTCACCGGCCCCATTATGGATGAATTCAATAAACGCCTATCTTGCGCTTTAGACTTGTTCCGATCTGATTGTGTTGAAAAGGTCATTTTTGCCTATTCAAAGTGTGACGTAGACATAGCCAACGGGATTAGTGGCTGTGAGCGCTACTTTGAAGGGGATTTCTCTGCCAATGACCGGAGCCAACTTTCAGATGTTTCACGGATTTTCGGACACTGGTTGCGTCGTTGTGGTGCCCCACAGTGGTTCCTTCGCTTTTACCGAAAGAACTCCAAAACGTTCCGAGTAGTTTCATACGAGTATGGTCTTAGTGCTGAGATAGAGAATCAATTGGCCACCGGCGGCACTGACACGACATCTCGTAATACCGTATGGAACTTCGTTCTTTGGCACTCGTTTTGTGAGCTCTTCAGAGTTCGGAAAAGCAAGGTAGCGTGTCTGGGCGATGATATCGCCGTAGGTACAGACGGAGGAGGGATATCTTGTAAAGATTGGGTTGAGCACTGTTCCCGCGCTGGCATGAAGCTTAAGGCTTCCGAGCGTAGGTTCTACTGTGATCTCACCTTTTTGTCCCGTTTCTTCGTGCCTTCACAGCAAGACAATGTTATGGTCCCTTTAATCGGCAAAGCCTTGATGCGGTTCAATGCTCGCGCCAACCGCAACAGTGAGATTTCGGACGACCAATACATTGCTGGAAAATGCCTTAGCTATGCTTACGAGTTCAGACACATTCCTTACATGCGTGACAAGTTCCTTTCCAGGTTCTCATCATGCCAAGTTCAGTTTGACGAAATAAAATTGGTCGATTTAACCTGGTTCGCAAAACAGGGCGTTTCATCTATTGATGACGTTTACACAAAGATTCGATCTGAACCTCTGGTCCTTTCTGACGATGAGTTTCTTGAAGTTGTCATGGCAAAATACGACGTGGGTCTCTACGACATGGATGATCTTACTGGCCGCCTCATTCTCGACACATTGCCTGATGTGTTCAGTGATGAGCGATATTATAATTTTGCTCATGAGGTTGAGTAATCCCTTATCGGTATAGCTTGGTCCCCTTCAAGGACCCGGTGTGGGAGATACTGG